TTGCTTTGAGAAATTAAGCGATGCAGTAGCTTACAAAAGAACAACTCAAATGGATTATGAAAGAGTTGAAAGACCAAAAGAAAAAGAAGAAGTAAACGAAGAAGTAAAAGAAACTAAAACTAAAAATAAAAAATAAAAAATGGCAACAATAAACAACCCATTTGGTGCAGCAGGTACATTAACAATTGCTGCCACAGGCACAACAGCCGCAACGATTAGCAACAACGAAACTGTTGTTACATCATTAACTACTTTAACAGGTAACGCAACACTTGACTTAACTTTATCAAGTGAGTTAAAAGCAGGTGCTCAATTGCACATTAAAGTAAAAACAACAGGAACAGAAACATTTACTTTTGGAACAGGCATTGATGGCCCAGTAGTAACAGGAGTAGCAGGTAAAACTTGGACTCAATCATTTTGGTATGATGGTACTATTTTCTTGCCTTGCGGAGCAAAAATTCAAATTGATTAATAACTAAAAAATAAAAAATAAAAAATGGCACTAATTAAAGAAATATGGGTGGCAGATGTTCAAGAAGCATTAAATAGAAATGCTGATTTCCTGCCTTTTTCAATTGACGATTCTGCTTATGTAGCATTCGGCACAGTACACATTCCACAATCAGGAAGCAATCCAACGGTTGTAAAAAATCCTGCAACATTCCCATTGCAAATCAATGAGAGAACAGACACCGACAGAACTTACTCACTTGACCAATTTGCATTAGAACCAACTTTAATTACAAATTTGGATGAATTGCAAATTAGCTATGACAAAAGACAATCAGTTTTAGGTCAGCAAATTTCAACACTTACACAAAGAATTGGTGATGAAGTTGCTATTAAATGGACTGCAACAGGAGCAACAAACTTAATCGGAACAACAGGAGCAGCAGTTGCAACAGCATTAGCACCTGGAGCAACAGGAACAAGAAAAGCGGTAACACTTGCCGATATTGCTTCTTTAGCTTCAAAGTTAGACAAAGACAATGTTCCAAGAGGAAACAGAAAGTTGTTAATGTCAACAGATATGTTTTGGGAGTTATTCGCAATTAGTGATGTAATCAGAGCATCTTACAACGGATTCCAAAATCAAGGCAATGTTTTGCAAACAGGAACAGTTGCTCAATTGTATGGATTCGATATTATGATGAGACCAGTAGTATCAGTATTTGCAAATTCTGCAACATCTCCAAAAGCATTTGGAGCAGCAACCGCAACATCTGATAATTTAGCTTGTATTGCCTTCCATTCAACAACTGTTAGACGTGCTTTAGGTTCAATGACACCATTGTATAATGCAGGTTCAAACGGAAACGGATTGCCTGAGTATTTAGGTTCTATATTTAACATGGAAGTAATGTTAGGTGCTGCCATTGGTAGAGCAGACATGAAAGGTGTAGCTGCTTTGGTTCAGACTTGGGTATCTTAATTAAATAAGTAAAAAATCAACAGAAAAGCCTATCTAATTATTTAGGTAGGCTTTTTTTAAAACTAAAAATAAATGGCACTACCAAATATACAATTTAACAGAAGTACATCAGGACTTGGGAGAGCATTACCCGGCACTGATTATGTTAGCGGACACTTACATTATTATGCAAGTGGAGCAACATTGCCAACAGGGTTCACATCAAGCGATAGAATAAAGAAAATATTTTCTGTTGCAGATGCAGAGGCATTAGGGATATTAGACAAACACTTAGGAGAAACAGCCGCAGTGGCAAAAGTAGTTATTGGTGGCACACCTGCAAGAGGCAACACAATAGAGATTACTTATGCAGGGATTGATGGATTGCTTACCGTATTAAGCACCTATACATTAACCACAGGCGATGCAGTAAGTGTTACCACCGCAGGCAATGCGATAAGAGATGCTATCAATGCAGGTACACAAATACACGGATTTTCAGCAACCGCAGCCGCAGGAACAATACTAATTACTACTACCGCAGGCGAGGGAATATTTCCAAATTCAGGAACACCTTATGTAAGCACGGTTACAGGTGGAGGTATGACAGCAACATGGACACAGCCAACAGGTGCAGGTTCAACAGTATTAGGAGTTGCAGGATGGATTGATACATTACACTATCACATTTCTGAATACTTTAGAATACAGCCTAAAGGTGAGTTGTATGTAGGATTGTATGAAGAAGAAGCTACCTATACATTTGAGGCAATAACCACCATGCAAAATTTTGCAGAGGGCTCAATCAAACAAATTTCAGTATTTGAGAAAAATGTAGCATTTTCTGCAAATCAATTATCAGTATTGCAAGGTATTGCCAACGCAAATGAGGCAGTTTACAAGCCATTACAAATAATTTTAAATGCTGAAATAAGTGCAACTGCATCAGTAGCATCATTAGTAGATTTAAGCACATCAACAGCGTTTAATGTAAGTGTTTGTATTGCTCAGGATGGAGCAGCATTAGGAAAACATATTTACATCGCCACAGGCAAATCAGTTGGTGCAATTGGTGCTATGCTTGGTGCAATATCTTTAGCTAAAGTAAGTGAGAGTATTGCTTGGGTAGCAAAATTCAATATGGCATTATCAACAGAGTTAGATACCATTGCATTTAGCAACGGACAACTTTACTCATCCTTAGCAGATAGTCAATTTGAAAGCCTAAATAACTACTCTTATACATTTTTGAGAAAGTTAGTAGGTATTACAGGAAGCTATTTTAGTGATTCTAAAACTTGCATCACTCCAGTAAGCGATTATGCTACAATCGAGAACAACCGAGTTTATCACAAAATTACAAGAGTTGTAAGAACAAATATGTTACCTGCTTTGAGTTCACCATTAAAAGTGAATGCAGATGGAACATTGACAGCCGCAACAATTGGATATTTTGAAACATTGGCAAACAATCCATTGGTACAAATGGAAGCAGACGATGAATTGTCTGCACACAAAATAATTATTAATCCTGCTCAGGATGTTTTAGCTACTTCTACACTTGAATTGACATTGCAGAATGTTCCTTTAGGTGTTGCGAGAATAATTAAAATAAACGTGGGCTTTGTAAAATCAGTATAAAATGGCAGCAAATTTAATTCCGTTAATTAACGGTAAAACGTATGAATATGCAGATATTACTTGCATAATCTTAGGAGTTCCAATTATAGGTGTTACCGCAATAGAGTATGGCGAAGAAGCCAATATTGAGAACATTTATGCAACAGGTCGTTATCCAGTGGCGAGAGGTTACGGACAAGTAGAGCCATCTGCTAAGGTTACAATATTAATGAATGAGGTTATGAACATCGTATCAATAGCCCCACAGGGCAGATTGCACGACATACCTGAGTTTGATATTATTGTTTCATTTACGGATGCAAACCTTATCCCGGTAGTTCACAAAATCAAAAATTGCAGATTTAAAAAGAATATGATTACATCTGCAAGTGGCGATACATCAATTCCGATAGAATTAGATTTAGTTATTTCAAATGTTGAATTTATTTAATACTTTTGAGCAATCAAAAAAAATAAATTATGACAATCGAAGAAATTAAAACTAAGTACCCAAATTCAGACATTTGGACATTAAGTGTAAAATCAAAAAGCGGTGATCCAATAACCGTTCATTTGAGGGAGTTGGACAGAATAGCATTTAAGAGTGTTTCTGCATTAATTGCCAAAGATGAATTATTAGGAGTTGAAAGTTTTTTGAAAACATTGTGGGTTGGCGGTGATGATGTGAAGTTGATAACAGATGATTTCACAGCATTGAGAAGTGCGGCCATCACTATTTTACCGATGTTACAAGCTGAGGCAGGTGAATTAAAAAAAAATTAAATTCTGCAAAGAGTTTATTGGAAACGGATGAGTTCGCACGTCAAAATGCACTTATCCGTTTTTATTTTAGAATTGAGCCAAACACATTAACGGATGATGAGTGGGCAGCAGCGTATGAAGAAATAATGTTTGTTTTAAAGTTTAATGGAACAATACAAGAAAAGAAATGAATAATTCAGTAGAATACATATTAAGTTTAAAGGATAGGTTTAGTAGCGGCATTAAGTCGGCAACTAATGAAACTGAAAAACTGAATAAAACAGTTAATCAAACTCAGAGTAGTTTAAGTTCGATGGGGGGAATGATTGCAGGGCTTGGGGCAACTATTGGAGTTACTGCACTTGCAAATGAAATGCTGAATGTTGGAAGTACATTTGAATCCGCAGAAATAGGCTTAAAAACATTACTTGGTTCAACAGAAGCAGCAAGTAAAGTATTTAATCAATTAAAACAAGATGCAACACAAAGTCCATTTGACTTTGAAACATTAGTAATGGGCAATAGAGCATTGATAAGTGCAGGATTGTCAGCAGAAAAAGCAAGAGAAGATTTTAGTAATTTATCAAATGCAATAGCAGCAACAGGTGGTGGTAATCCTGAGTTACAACGTATGGTTGTAAATATGCAACAGATAAAAAACTTAGGTAAAGCAAGTGCCTTAGATGTAAAGCAATTTGCTTATGCAGGAGTTAATATGTATTCTTTGTTAGATGACTATTCAAAAAAATATGGAGTAACACTTGACAAAGAAAATATTACTTATGAGCAATTATCGGCAGCCTTAAAAAATGCAGCATCAGAAGGTGGAATGTATTTTAATGGATTAAGCAATTTAGCAAATTCAACAAGTGGTAAATTAAGCAATTTAAAAGATTCATTTAAAAATACATTGTACGAAGTATTTGTGGCATTAAAGCCAGTTATTGACGATGTAGTTGTAGGTATTACTAAATTTTTTGAATTAATAAAAAGTGGTATCAATTTTATTAAAGAAAATGAAACAGTATTTGGAATTATAGGAAGTGTTATATTAGGAATTGCAACAGCGATGGCAGTAGTTAAGGCACAAATAATATTGGCAACAATAGCACAATGGGCATTAAACACAGCCACAGCAGTATTTGATGCACTAAGTATGAATTGGGTAGCTTTGGCAGCAGGAGCAGTAGCATTAACAGCAGGTATTTACATGGCTGCAAATGCTCAGGATTCACTTAACAAATCATTAGCAGAACAACCAAGTGCAACAAGTACAATACCTAAATTAAATAAACAAATAGCAGGAAAACCAACACAAACAAATAGCACAACATCCAAAGCAGGAACAAGCACCACAGCAGTAGAAAGCAGAGGCGTTCAAAATTTTAATATTTCAATTAATAAATTAGTTGAACAGATTACACTAACAGCAACAACAATTAAAGAGGGCAAGAATGAGATTAAGGATGCGGTTGCTGAGGCATTA